GAAATTAAAATTGGCATATTTTTTCCCTCCTTATGCGGATTTCTGATTGAACTTCCGGGATGCTATGAAGCTTTGGATATCGGCAGGATCGAAACGTTTGCCAGCCGGAATTCGGATGAATGGGAGTTTACCCTGGCTGCAATATTTGTCGACCGTCTTGGTTGTGATGGCCAAGAACTCGGCGACCTGCTTACGCGTGAGAAGCGTAGTCATGCTTCCCCCAGAATATTTTTGATAATTTCCCTGGTTGCCGTGCGCAGCGAATTAATCCGGCCAGTCTTCATTTGGCTTGCCCACGTACGCGAATGTCCGGCAAGCCTTGATAAACGACCTAATGAATATCTATTTAAAATCCCCCAAGCAAGAAACCTGGCAATCAATTCGATATCCTTTTTGTTTGATCTTTTGGACAATCTGCTCAACATGTTAATCTTTTTTGTTTTACATGTCAATAGGCTAAATATGCGATTATCAATCATTTACAAATAGGATGTCTTGTGTTATTGTTTTTTTGCGCGTAAAATGAGAAAAAAGGAAGAAACGGGAAGTCTTTTGAAATATGTCGCCATAATCGCGGCAAATATTAAAAGATTGCGGGGCGGGATGAGTGAAGAACAGTTGGCCAAACAAGCCAAGGTAGCCCGCGGCACGATTCAAAGATTGAGAGCGGGAAAGCCTATTTCTTTAGAAAATTTGATTAAAATTGCGGAAACTTTGGGCGTAACGCCCGCTGATCTTTTTATTACCGATATGGATCGCGGAGAAATTAGTTATAAGCATAAATTGCTCATGGATTTAATTTTCAAGGATAAAATAAACAACAAATCTAAATAAGGGGGCTATCATGAGACGGGTTTTTATTATTTATTTAGGTCTAATTATTATTCTTTCAGCTTGTAAAAAAGAGTCTCCCACATCTCCGTCAGTTCCGACCAAAAATCCGCCGGTCATTAATTCTTTTTCAGTAAGCCCAACGGAAATTGACTATGGCAAATCAGCAACGCTCTCTTGGAGTGTCTCTAATGCCACGTCAATTTCCATAGATCAAGGCATAGGCTCAGTTTCAAGTTCTGGCTCAAGAACCATCTCTCCCGAAATAACTACGACTTATAATTTAACTGCCATTAATTCTGATGGGCAGGTAACCAGGGCCTGTATTTTGACAGTTAGAAGAATCAGCAATGTCATTATGATAGAAGGTCCAATTTTCCAGGACAGCTATTCCCTTTTTGAGTACAAGGGAATCGTTAAAAATATCGGCAATGCGGATGCTGAATGGGTGAAGATTTATATCTATGTCTATAACTCGGCCGGGAATCTACTCGATTACGAATATACCTATGCTGATGATTATATGTTAGCACCAGGCGAGAGTTCAGCTTGGAATGTTCTATTCTGGGACGATCAAAAAACGACAAGAAATCAGATGGATCATTCTAAAACGGCTTATGAAATAAAATGGGATTAAGAGCCATTTTCCCGTGATAAAAAAGAAGGGCTCCAAATACTGGCTTGATTTCCGGATCGGAAAGAGGCGCTACCGCCGGTCCCTGGGCACGGATGAACAAGGCCTGGCACTTGATCGGGCCCGGGAAATCAAGAAAAAACTCATCGAAGAAAAAGCCAGAAAAGATATCACCCTCCAGGATTTCGCAAAGGAATATATGGCCTGGGCTTGGATACAGAAGCCGAGCTCGGCCCGGGACGAAGATTATCGGTTAACAAAGCTCCTGAAGATGTTTCAGGAAATGGGGATTGAATACTTGGCAGACGTAAAGCCTTATCACGTGGAGCAGATCAGAGGAATTCTTTTGAGAGAGAATCTCTCAAAAAAAGACGGCAAAGAAAGATTCCGGTCCCGGGCAACGGTCAACCGTTACTGCCAGCTCCTGCGCGGCTTATTCTATCGAGCTATTGATTGGGAAAAAATGGTGGGGCCGAATCCGGTGAAGAAGATAAAATTCTATCGTGAAAATCCTATTATCAAACCGCTGTCCAAAGAGGATATCGGAAAAGTCCTTGCAGCCGCGCGGGAAATCGCAAGCGAGCCTCTCTCTTCCATCCAGCGAATTATCCCGGATCTGATCGAACTCGCCATCCATACCGGACTTAGAAAATCGGAACTCCTCAATCTTCGCTGGCGGAATCTCCGGGATGAGGAAATCGAGGTGATAGGAAAAGGCGAAAGAAAGCGATCAGTGCCTTTGAATAGAATGGCCAGGACCATCATCATGCGACAGCCGCGGTCGGGAGAATTCATTTTCGATATTCCCAATCGTCATCAAACTGATCTCTTGCGGCGGACGATCAAACAGATCAGAAAGCGGAGTGGCGTTCCTTTCAACCTTCATCTTTGCCGGCATTACTGCGCGACTGAACTGCTTGCGAAGGGTGTCGATATCGTAACCATTGCCGAAATTCTTGGGCATAGCCGATCGTCTATTTCGCTCATCTATTCTCATACTGATCCAGCCAGAAAAAGGCAAGCAGTCGCTTTGCTTGAGTCATAACAAGGGCACTTCCCTGGACACTGACCTACGGATTTTCAATCTCAGAATTCCCCAAAATAAGGGAGCGCGCCTGACAGGGATCGAACCTGCGACCTACGGATCCGGAGTCTTGAGAGAAATCAGAAAGAAAGAATCATCACAGGAGAAAATCAAGGCGAAAGTGGGAATCTGCGAGAATATCAACAACCATCCATTTGCCGAAATTTTGGACACTGCTTTTATCTGATGGCCATAATGGACTTCATCAAAGATGGACAGGTTTTAGGACATACTAAAACGATCGCCTGATATCGACTCCCCAAATTGTTTGCGTTGCTTTCCAATAGACGTTGATGTCCATCTCCTGGTCGATATCATTCAGCCGATGAACTTTGTTGTGTAAAACTTGGGGCATCGCCTCCCACATCTTCAGCCTATCCTCGAAGACCGTCAAAAGCTGCCGGAGGAAATTAGTTCTGAATTCGACGTTCCCTGAGCACTTGGGCCCCACATAGCCCCCATACCATTCCCTCCCCTCAGAGCATGTTCCTCGTTGATCCTCCGGTACGGAATTCAGTCCACTAAACCCGACACCATCGTCACTGATACAGTAACGCTTTCTCAGCGAATATCTTCTTTCCTCTCCGGACCTCCAATATTCCATGAACGCCGGCCAGGTCCCGATGTGGATGTGGCAGAGGATGTTATCCAACGGCCAGTCCTTTACGTCCAGGAAGTAGTTGCTTAGCTTCTGGCCGGTTCCGGCGTAGTTCTCCTGTGAGCAGCTTAACGGCATTTTTACCCCCAGCTCATCCCTCAGGAAGTAGCCCAGCGTGCCCCCCCATTTCTCGGCCCATGCCTTGAGCAGGTTTACGTCGGAATTATTATTGACCCAGTCGCCGTTATCGCCCGGCGCCTGCATTTCGTTCCCAAACTTCCACAGGTTACCCTCGACGCCGATCATATCGGCAACTGCCATCATCCAGAATTTGTAAAGCGCAAGCGCATGATCCGTCGTATCGTAAACGCTCTCCACGCCGTTAATGTTCCTCAGCCTATCCCAGAAGGCGAAAGGGTAGCCGCGCCTGCATAGTTGTGAAGGAAAGAAGTCAAACAGAATCCCGACGCCAGTCCGGCCGAGTATCCGCTGGAACCTCTGCAGAAGTCTGATATATTCCGGATTGATTTTCGTCAGGTCGTACTTCGGCCCCATGTCCGGGTCGACTTGCGTTTCATCCTTTAAGAAAGGCGCAACCCACGGCTCCCTGTCTTCCCATCCCGAGAACACCCGCACGTAATCGACTCCGGCCTGCCCCAATCTTGTGGCCCATTCTGTCAGATCATCATCTGACTCATCGGCCTTGCAGTGCGGGTAGATCGTGAACAGCGTCATCAGCGGGACCCCTGACTGCCGCGGGGGCAAGTGCGATCTGCAGCTCAACGCCGGCTGCTCGTAAACCGTCTCTGTCTCCGGACACCAGGGCGTCGCTTCTCGCCCTGTCTCGCGGCAGATTTTCCACGTCGGCTTTGGAGGGGGCGGAGGCGGCAAGTGAATTGAACAGGTCTCTTTAGGCACGTCACGCTTCTTCAATCTTTTCTCTTCTCTCTCCGGACACTCAGGGCGCGCCAGCTGGCCGCTCTCTTTGCAAATCGTCACTGTGTCCCAATAATAACCACAGATTTTCCATTGAGCACCTAACCATTCGCAAATTAGCTGTTTGATGTTCATTGGTCGATTGCGGCACCGGTAAGCATTACGAAGTACTCTCCGACAAGGGAATTATCGAGCGGTATCGTCAAGTTGCACTGGATATTGTCGGGGTCCAGTTGTCCCGGTTGCCAGACGTTCCCGAGCGGCCAGCTCACGGTCATTCCCGGGGGGCCGCCCTCGATCGTGAAGGCGATGGCCCTGTTAAAGCCTAAGAGTGGCGTGACATCAATTGAGAACCCGACATCCTGTCCGGCCTTGACTTCAAGCTCGTCAGAACAAACAATCTGGAAGTTTCCCTCCTCTGCCAGGACGACAAGCCTAATCTGTTTTGTCTGCATGATCGGCGTCTGTTGAGCCACGAAAACGCCAATCCCAATAATCAGAAAGATGGCGAAGATTACTGCCAGCCAAGCCCATTTTTTCATATGTCCTCCTTAAACAGCCGGGCCGAAAGGAGCGCGATCTTCGTCCGGTCCCGGCAATTGAGTTTACGGTATATGTTCTTTAGGTGGGACCTAATTGTGTTCAGGTTGAGGTAAAGTATTCTGGCCATCTCTTTGTTGTTAAGACCATGAGCAAGACAGAGGAGGATGACTATTTCCTTCTTCGTGATGCTGAGATATCTGAAGCTTTTTTCCTCGACCCGACTCGTTCTCTGAGCTTCATCCTGAAGTTTCTTTTTTATTGCCTCGATGGATTTTTCCCGTCTTCGTTTCTCTCGATAGTAATCTGCGATCCTTCGTCTGGCTATCGCATAGACGTAAGTCTCTATCTTTGATTTCCCATCAAATTTCGGAAGTGCGGCAACCAGGGAAAACCGAATATCTTGAAGAACGTCGGCGACGTCGGAGGCGGGCACTTTCGCGAGGACAAGAGACTTCACCTTCTGCGTTTGTCCGATAATTTGCTCAACGTTGATCATGACAAATCTATCGCCTCAAAAGCCCTCCAGGTTCCGGCGGACATGATGACAAGCCATAACGGCCCGTCCATATCCTGGACAAAAGCCCCGAAACCATTAGGCACTGAACCGAAAAGACTGTTGATCTCAGATGCTGTTGGAGGGGTGCTCACGCTTGCAGACTCGGGATCAAATCGCATATTGCCGCCGAAGCTTAGGCCATCCTCGGCCGCACTCACGACTACCAGCCGCCGGCCTGAGCCGGTGTAATCGCTTGGTGTGTCCGGGAGCGCGACAAAGGTTGGCGTCGTCTCGGCTTGAAGCTGGGCGGCGAGGATCCGCAGCTCCGTCAATCGCTTCTCCAGCCCCCTGATCCATTCCTCGAATTGTCCCTTTGTGACAAACTTCTCGCCTACAGCCATATCACCCTCAATATGTCTGCTCGTCCAGCACCGCCGTGATCGTCACATGTCCCGAAAGCGGATTCTGTTTTGCTTCGAGCACGCGGAAAAGCACCCCCTCGAGCTTGCCGCCAGGAGCTTCAGCTCGGGCCCGGGTGACCTTGATCTTCTGCCAGGGAATCAGGCCAAATCCTTTTCCCGCGGCTGTCTCAAACTCAACCACCCTTAGGGGCGCCTCAATCAAATCACGGTACTCATTCGCGCACGCCTGGCCGTCCGCATCGGCGCTGAGGAATGTCTCGGTCTCGAGTGTCCGCTGCACTCGGTAGCAGTACGCTGCCACATTCGATTCCGCTTCCCTCACCTGCCATTCATTCGTCCCGGGGTTCTCCGCATACCTGATCTTCACCTTCTGATAGATAGAGCTCCACTTGCGAAAACAACGGAAACTCAGGATATCTTCGTCTCTGAAATGAATCGTCCCGCTCGGCTCGCCAGCCTGGGCATAGAGAACCGTGAACTTCCAATCAAGAGTGGGGAGAAACTTGAAGAACTGTCCCCCCTCGAGCTTATCGAGGAACTCCCGGTACTGAACCTCCTCATCGAGCCAGGGATTCAACTTCTCCGTCCTTGCGGCTTTCAACGCAGCCAGGGCCGCTGAATCGAGCGCGCTCTCGGAACCGCCCAGGATCGTAACATAGCTATCTTTTAGAATATCGGCTACATTCTCCATCAGCGAAGCATCAGCATTCATCACGGCCTTAAAATCAACCTTGACGTCGCCCTCAACCGACCGCTGCGGATAATAACCGTCGCACATCGCCGGCGGATAATCCTCCATCCTGTAGGATTTCGATCCAACCTGCACATCCGGATTATAAGAACTCAACACGGTTATTTTTGTTATGCGACTCGCAGGCGGATTGCCAACCGGTCCACCATAGGCCATCCGCGGATCGACCTTAATATCGTAAAGATACCAAGGCCCCCCGGTGGCCGGAGTAACGATCTTCTGACCTATTCTGGTGCGGGCCGTCGTGTCCCTGAGGTGGGCAAGCATGTTCCACCCGTTCCAGTTGACGTTAATATTGTCGATCAAAACATAAGGCTGGCCATCCAGGGAATCTTTGACAATCACCATGAAGAAAAGACTATAGCTTTGCAGTGTCCAGACGCCCGCGCCGTCAATATCGTACCGGTTGTGGGCGTAAGCATAACCTTGGGCAAACCGGAGATAATCAATGCCGTTGATTGGGTAGTCGCTTTCGAGGACAAAGTAATACGTCGTGTTAGGCTCGAGCACTGGAGTTTTAGCGATGGTGATCTCCGCATTGTTGAGATCTGCATCATAATCAACGCCTGAGACCAGCACATCCTCGCCGATCCTCACTTGGTCGACTGCCTTAATTGCCCTGCCGTAGTTGTCCATCAGTTTGAATTTCATCAGAGACGTGTCGATGCAGGTCGCCGGCGCGTTCTTTATCTCTCCCCAGGCTATCGGGATCGGACGACCCACGGCATTCGGGTCAAGATTCGGATATTCCGACGTCCAATACTTCTTTCGGGGCAGCTTTACGTAAAGCATTTCAGTTCCTTTAATCTCTTCGGGTGGAGGTGCGGGAGCCTCCTCATACTCCACCAACGCCGTGTGGTCTGCGCCCATCGGGACCACGATCGGATTACCTTCGACAGGCGCCCCATCAACCTTCCACGTTGAGAAGACCAGAGCCCCGAAAGTAGCCGGAGCAGTGAGCGTGACATCGGTTCCGTCGTTATAGGTGCGCTCAAATGTAGTCGTCCCGTTGCCGTTGCCATAGATGTCATTTGGACTAACCGTGATCTCGACACCGCTTTGAGGCGCGGATTCGACAGTGAGAACTCGAAGTTCTGGCGTATACGTGTAGCCGATTCCGGGGAGGCGTCCGTGCTCGGCATCACCGATGTAGACGCCGGCGTAAGGTAGACGACCATACTCGGCGTCCCCGATATATTTCCCTTGTCCAGCCACATCAGGTCCTCAAGCGCTCAAGCGATATCATCAAACCAGGCTCTTTTATCCCCATCCGCCGGGGTCATGTTCCTGAGTCTGAGGATGTAGACCTTCTTCTCGGCCGTGAAATTAATCGTCACTTTCTCCCAGTCTCCGAAGCTCGCCGGCACTCCCGACATAACAACTTCATGCGTCACGGGGTGAATGACTTCGATCCTCACCTTCTGGCCGGTCGGCGGCCAGACCCATATCTCAATCGTATGAGATCCGGCGTCCGAGCCATAGTCGATGTCAAAAACACCCCCTGGGCAGATGGCCAGGGAGTAGCTTCCTCCGTGAGACTTCTCGCCCGACATGTACCATTTAAAACACCTCTTCTCCCACTCGCTGTTTAAGAGCAGAATGTTGTGTCTTGTCGTATTCACGACTGAAATTTCCGTCCCTCCGTAAGTAGCCACCTCAGTCCTTCCTGACCAAGCTCCAATAATTGTTAGCTGACCCGATGAACATCCAATCGATGCCGTTCAACGTCACGATGTCCCCGTTTAGGGGATAGCCCCATCCAAATTGATAATAATATGCCACCCCGTTCAGGGCGCCCATAAGGAGGTACGAACCATCGCCAAACACTGGACATTCAAAAACGATGTAGTTCCCGGCGATAGTTTTTGGCTTCATGTAGCTTGAACCCATTCCGTATGGCCACAAAACCCTAACCGTTCCCCCTTCATCAAACAAGCAGCGCCAGCCTATTGAGTAATTATCATCGGGGCCGCCAAGCGGGTTATTGGCGTAGGCATCCTCAAGATGTCCAATGTAAACGGGCATGTTCTTTGTCGTGTCGTACCTACTCAACTGCCCAACGTACGTTCCCTTGTACATGGCTGTGTCAACATACACGAATCTATGATCCTTAACAGACAACCCATAACCCCCGGCCCATTTCCATATCCTCATGGTATAGCCGCCGATCGTAGTCAGGCTTTGACCGGTGCCAACATGGGTAACCGCGTTCCAGCCCTGCCAGACCTGGATGATCGCATACGTGGTTTGATTGTCGGCCACCCTCACGTAATAATCAACGTTTGCAGCCGCATCATAATTCCGGTAGACCTTGACGTTCGTTCCCGCCGCATTGTCGTAAATTGACCATTTCGAGTTCAGGGGTAACTTTTCACTCAGCACGGTCAAGAGCGCACCGATCGCTTGACTCATTGTCCCTTCATACCAGGCCATTTCTTCCTCCTAAATCACGCACCGACGGAGGTCTTCAACGGCGAGTACGATCTCCCCGTCGGACCACTCAAGGTCCCCCGTCCATTGATTCATGAAAACAACGAATGTCCCCTCCGCGGCGCTGTCTTCTCCGACCCTTCCGATAAGCTTTTTCGCCTCCCAGATGTAGTCAGAGAACTCCTCGTCAAAAAAGCCGTCGGCGTTTATTAAGCTCACCGAACTGAATGTCTGCTGAGTGCCGCCCTCATGATAGCCCCCAGTTGAATATGAGATGTCCGAGATCGAGTCTTTCCTGACGCGGGGTAGATACGGCTTGCCGCCAAAGACATAGGGCGATGTGGCAAATCTCATCCAAATAAAGCTCAGAATGATATAGCTGCCTCCGCTCGGGTTATCTGAGCCAGACGTGTGGACATAGAGACGTTTGTTCGCCGTGTCCCAGTACCATGAGCTCGGATTGGCGTCACACAGGGCAAGCGAGGCGCGTTCAGTATATTCTTCTGCGTCTTCCTCGACGCGACTCGGCTTCCCTTCGCGTTCAACATTGGCCACGATGTTTGTGTGGCTTATCCACCAGCAGTTGGTATAAGTCGGGTCCTGGGTCCATGTGTCAAAATCGATCCGATGACCCTTCTCTACTTCGATCAGAACGACTAATTTTTTCTGTGCGCTGTCGGAGAACGGCATCAGAGCTCCTCACGCAAGCTCAGGTCGAGCTTATAAAGTTTTTCCCCAAATATATGCATAACTTCCCAATCCGAAAGCGAATGGACGTAATAGGTCGAATTGACAAGATCCGCCGGATCGATCGTGATGAATAAAGATTTTTTTCTTCCAACGCTTTTACCGATCTCATCAAAGCTCGCATCATCCGGGGTCAAGATGCTCGGGAAGCTGAAATCGAAGCGATAATAGACGTCTTTCTCGTTCGCAAATGCCTGGCCGCCCAATGAGTACTCAACCTCAGAAAGATCGACGATCGACTTCTTCCAATCCTTGTGAAAATTTCGGGAGGGCTCAAAAAAGCCGCCAAGGTACGGACGGCCGCCGCGAAGATAGCCGTCCGGATTTCCAGCGTCCTCAACCAGGAGCCTCCACCATTGATAAGTCTTGATTGATGAAAAATACTTGACGAGCTTGAAGCTTGACCAGGTCAGCGTTTCCTCAAAGAACCCTGGCGTAACCCAATCATCGATAGAGTTGGCCTGAATCTTTATCGTCGCACCGCTTTGGAAGTTATGGTACCAGAACAGGAAAGCATAGATGTCCTTCGCCGACCCGAGGTCCCATTTCCACCATTCCGACGTTACCCCGGTCGTTCTGTGGTGGACTTTATATCTTCGGTCTTTCAGGTTCGAGGCTGGAAAATCAGCCGATTCCGAAGAGACAGTTAGCGTCGCCGTATCGGCCAGATTGTTCCAAAGAAATCGAATCGCCATTATGCTCCGCCTACCGAAGTGATTGGGATCTTCCAATTCCCGCTGTTATATTGCTTTTTTACGTACTCGATTTTCTCCTGGATAATATCTATCACGTATTTATTATCTCGCTCGATGACGACTTGTTTGAAATAATTATGGGCCTCGATATTAAGCATGACCGGCCTCTCGCCGCCTATCGCCTGTCCAGGGCTGGCGGCCGCGGGCGTTATCTTCACGTATTCCTGCGGATGTGTAAGGAAAAGCGTGGGTCTTTGGACTACTCCTTCAAATCCAGATTGCGCCGATTTAACTCCTCCGAGAATCCCCACGCCCTCACGGATGGCGTTGAGGATATTGCCGAGATCCGACCCGAGCGCTTCACGGGTTTCATCTATCGAACCCTTTATCCCGTCGAACTTCTCGAAGTGTCCGTAGATCCCGGTCTCGATTGATTTGCCGACCCCGTTGAGCCAGTTACAAATATCATATGCCCGATCGCGGATCTCATGAATCCAATGCCCCTCCGTCTTGCCCAACCCGCCGCCACCAGTAATAAGCCCTGCGGCTAATGTTCCAATAAACGAGCCGACAGCAGCGCCAAGCGCTGTCCAGAGGCCGCTGACAACGCTGGAGGCGCCCTTCGTGATGTCCTTCACCTTATCGACTGCCGATTCGGCGGCATTTTTCATGGTATCTTCAGCAGACTCAAATATACTGGAGAAAAGACCCTGAAACTTCTTCAAGATTTCACCGGTGACCATTTCGCCGATCATACGGAAGAACGCCTTTTTCATATCCTGACAGAGTTCGTTGAAAAAGTTCTTCAACGTCATGCCGCCGCTGATATAACTTTCAACCGTATTCCCGAAACCCGTGGCGATATCGTTATAAAGATCGACGAAATAATCTTTTGTTTCTTTTGTGGCCGCTTCAGCGCCGGAACTATAAACGCCGAAATCGAGGTCCGGGAGCGTTATCCCATAAAGGCTAAGCCTCAACTGCTGAACCTGGTAGATAAGCGCAAGCAGTGCGTCGACGGACATCCCGATCCTGGAACTCCAGTACCTCATGACATCCGCGTCCGTCTCTATGCCATAGGTGAGATTCTCTACATCCAGGGCGGCCTGGCCCGTGATATCTCCAAATTGTCTTGTCTCTGTGATGGCCGTCGGGACGATCTCGCCGTACTCAAACATCTTATCGACAAGCTCTGCATGGGCCTTGTTGAACTTATCGAGGGAGATCGTTTTTGTCTCGTAAAGGTCGTGAAGGATTCTATCCGTATCTATAAGCTCTCTGTTCTTCTCCGCGCTTACGCCGAGGGATTCAAGCAGCTGGTCGATCTTTTCCTTGTACTTCTTCGCGGCTTCATCAATCTTACTGATGGAATCCGCGCCCTCCTCGGCTCCGGCCTTCATGAGGCCCATCGATTCCCTCAGCTCCCGAATTTTCTTTGCCGCTTCCTCCGAGCTCGTGGACGTGGCCATGATCTCGTTGACCTGTTCGCGCAGCTTAGCTGCCGTCTCCTCGGATACGGTCCCGATGTCCCGGATTTTAATCGGCTGCCGACCCATAACTTCGTTGAGACGCTCCATCTCTTCGCGCCAACGTTTTCCGGCTTCCGTGTTCTTGCCGTAACGCTTTTCGAGCTCCTCCTGGGGGATCTGAAGATTGGTCAAGCTCTCAGCCCACATCTCTGCTTCAACGCGAGCCTTGAGTGTCTCCTCCTTCATCCCGGTTATTCCGGAGATGCCTTTGGCTGCCCAATCCGCCATACCGGTTGGCCCTTTCAGGGCGGACTGGAATGCGGAGATGTTAGCCAGGAGAAACTTGAACGTTTCGCCAGCCTTCCTCCCGGTCTCCTCAAAACGCTCCTGTGTTATCCTGAGCTGAAGCTCAAGCTCCTTCGAATCCTTAATCCCCTTTTTAAGCGGCTCGGTGAAGCCGTTGTAGAAGGCGATCTTCCATTTCGAGACAGCCGTGTTGAGTGTCCCGATCCAGAAGTCCATCGAGTCCATTTGCTTGCGGAAAGCTTCATCCGTCTTTCCCGAAGCATCAGCCATTCCCTTTAAATCATCCTTGAATGCCTGGGCCTGTTTTCCGGCCAATGCCATCGCGCCAGTCACGGATCGGGCGTTGCCAAAAAGTGCACTCATCGCCTCGGAGCTATCCCCGGTCTTCTCCCGAACGTCGGCAAGAAATCCGGCAAGCCCTTTCGCCTGGAGCGCCTGAACGTTGAATTCAAGGCCGAGAGCCTTGGCGGTGTCAGCCGCCTCTTTGGAGGGCTTGAGGACATTTATGAGAATTTGTCTGAGCTGGACCGTCGCCGTGTTCGCGTCAACGCCGACCCGCGTCAGTGTGGACATGGCAGCAGAAATCTCATCGAACCCGATCCCGACTTGAGCAGCAATCGGAACAACAGTCCCAAGCGATCCGGCCATTTCTTCATAGGTCAGTTTGCCCCGTTTGACCGCCTCAAACATAATGTCCGAGACACCCGTGACATCCTTGGCCGACATGCCATAGGCATTGATAACGGTTGTCAAGGCATCAACGGCTGTATAGGTGTCCGTAAGACCCGCTTTCGCAGATTTCGCGGCTTCGCCGAGAAATTGGACGGCCTCGCCCGCCGGAATCGAAGCCGAGAGAACCTGGTAAAGCCCCTTGGCCAGGTCTGTCGAGCTGCCGAGTGTCGGCGAGAGATTGAGGAGCGCTTTCTTCATCCTGTCCGTCTGCTCGGCGGACGTGCTCAACATGGTAGTCGTGTTCGCCCATTCCCGCTCGAAATTCCGGCCTTCCGTAATCGTTGAGGTGATCGCCCCTTTTATCGCTCGGATTCCTGTCGAGACCAGGGCAGTGATACCGATACCCGCCGCTATTTGTTTCCAGAACCCGGAGAAAAGACTACCGCCCTCTTTGGCCGTTTTGCCGACGCCGAGGATCGTGCTATCGACTGCCTTGATCTCTTTGACCGCGCCAGTCGAATCGGCGGTGATCAGATATTTTATGTCAGCCATTGGTCTTCTTTTGGGTTTCTCTTTCCCATATCTTGATCATTGCATTATGAATTCTTTGCAGCTTGTAAAGAAAAATCTCCTTCGCAGCCGCAGAAAGATTAAGAGCTCCGATCTCGATGGAAGACAATCCGATCTCCCTCAGAAAAGCCGGACACATTCTGAAGTACCACGTCATGACAAACCTATCTGCCTCATCAAGCGGCGGCGGATTCTGCGCCGGATGCGCTCCTTTCCCTATCTCCTCCTCCTCCGCCATTCCTGCCCAATCTTCACACCAGAGAAGATAGGCGTCTAATTTTTTGAATAGCTCTCCGGGTTGAAGGCGAAATTGATAACGATGTTAGCAAGCGTCTCTATTCTGCCTTTCAGCTTCCTACCGAGAATGCGCCTTAAATACAGGTCCTTAGCCGCCTGCGTGCACTCGATCCTCTGTCCATCCTTCTCGAAATTCCAATCGACAACGAGGGACATGACGCGGGACAGGAGCAGGATGGTCTTTTCGCTTACCTGCTCAATGTCGTCGTCCTTTATTCCTTTGGTATCGATCCTGAAACTGAGATACTCCAGAGCGTCAATCGGTGTGATTTTCAGCTTGAAGGCACCGAACTCGTCAAAGCCCTCAATCCCTTCTATCTCCAGCCACTCTCCCCCAGTGAGAAGTTTTGATACGTCCAAAACATTTCTCCTTACTCAAGGTTAGATCGAGAACTCGCAAGAGTCCTTTTCTCGATCATGCCAAATAGTCCGTGTTTTGCTTGTTGATCAGTTCTATGTACGGCCGCTTATAGCTCATCCCCGTCGGATTGGCCGCGGCTTCCTCGGCTTCAAACTTAATGGAGCCAGGAACGACTTCGTCAAATGGAAAATCTATTTCCACGATTCTCATCCGCGGGAAGAAGAACTTCCAACTGTAGTAAATCGCGCCGCCGATAAGCGGGCCGGTGAACTGGAGCAGGAGTTTTTGTTCGGTTTCGGCAATGAACGTTGCAAAATAAGCAGCGTTGACGGCATTCATCCTGGGGAAGTTGAGCGAAAGACTGACTGAAGGATGGTCGTTTTCCTGCGGCTCGATGATCGAAACGTCGCCGGCCGCGTGATACGTATCGAGCGGCCTTGAGATGCCCAGCGTCATGTTGTTTATCTGAAGGGCGGTCTCGGAAGTAACGTCACCCCCCGATTGTGCGTTCATCTTCACGGAACACTGCGTGAACTTCACCCGGTTTTCCCGGTCATCATATGTCAGGGCGTCAAGTTGCGTGGCCGTGTTTACGGCCGAATCATCGATGAGCGTGTTGCCACGGAGGGATATCTTGCCCTTAACAAAATTGCCCGCGACGGAAAGATCGAGCCCGAAAGGCTTGGCCGATGCGACCTCCCAAATCTTCCCCGGCCGCTCGACGGCGTAGGTGGCAAAAAGACTCACGATCGAATCGGCAAACTGGATGGTATGCTTCCAGCCTCCGCTGCCCTGATCAGCCGGGACGCCGGCTGTCCCGAAGAGAAGCGCCATCAGCATCCCAAGCTTTCCGGGAGCATAACGAAGATCGAACTCGGGCGAAAAATCGATCGCGTCTATGGGTCCCAGATCACCCTCCAGGACAAAGGGCGTATCCGCCTCCTTGGCCGGGCCGTATGCCTGCTTTCTGGCAAGCCCTCCATCACCCGTGATCAAAATGCCGTATCCGGCCCCCAGGGCGAGCGCCGAGCCCCATTCAGAGGCTTTTCTCGCGCCAGCCGCCAGAAGTCTTTTTTGTGGAGTAGTAGGTGTTGCCATTCTTACCTCCGATTAACCAAGATAGTCCGTATTATAGGCGTTAAGGAGCTCTAAATACGGCCTCATGTAATCCATGCCCGTCGGCGCCGCAGCCGCGGCCTCAGCCTCAAGCGTTATCGACGCCGGGACGATATCGTCGAACGGATTGTCAACATCCACAATCCTGAGCCGAGGGAAGTAGAGGCTCAACTTGTAATAGAGCCCGAGCTCGATCAGCGGGCCGGTGAACTCGATCAACATCTTCTGTTCCGTCTCCCCGGTAAACGTCTGGAAATAGGCATCGTTCTCCGTGCTCATTCTCGGAAAATTAATCGTAATCGTTGCAGCTGGATGTTCCCCGTCCATTGGCTCAATAATGAGCGGATCGCCTATGACGTGTACGGCGTCCATCGGCCTTGAAAATTTAACCGTCAGGTTGCTAACCCGAAGGCTATCTTCCTCGGCCACGTCTCCCTCGCCCTGCCCGTTCATCTTAACCGTTCCCTGAACGAACTTGACGCGATTCTCCCGATCTGCATAGGTGAGCGCATCAACCTCGGTCTCAGTGTTGACCAGGGAATCATCAACGATCGTATTACCCCTGAGCGAGAGCTTGCCGGTGAGGATTCCCCCCGCGATCGTCAAATCCAGAGCCATCGGTTTGCAGGAAGGAACCTCCCAAATCTTACCGACCCGCTCCACAACGAGTGTCGCCATGAGCCCGGAGATCGTGTTAGACCATTGGAACGTGTGCTTCCAAGCATTGCCCACGACATTATCAGAATCGTAGGAAGAGGAACCCGTATCGTTGGCCGCGTCGGAATAGCCGCAGACATCCGAAATGTCCGTCGCCTTGTGAGTTCCCGTATTCCACCGGATCGTGAAGTTCGTGCCGGCGCCGATCGTGAACTTCCTGGTTACCGTACTGAAAGTACATGTATAGGTAAGCGTCTTTCCCTCAGCCGCATTCATGGCTGCCGCAATCGCCGTTGCAAGATCAGCACCAGAATACTGACCGGAAGCGACCGTTCCCGTGAGCTCTGCTCCTCCTTCATCGAAGTCGATTTTATTGTTAGTTACATCGATTAGGAATTGGGCGACCGGCGTTCCCGCCGTGCCGAAGAGCATGGCGATCAGCATCCCGATCATGCCCGGGTTGTAACGCATGTCGAATTCTGGTGCGAAATCCACAGCTTCGATGGGCCCAAGGTCTCCCTCCATCACCATCGGCGTGTCAGCCTCCTTCGCGGCAAGGAGAGCGGCTTTTTTGGCCAGGCCGCCGTCGTTCTTGATCAGAATCCCAAAATCTTCGCCGACGGCGACGGCATCCCCCCAGGTCCCGGCCTTAACGGCTCCGGCTGCGAGAAGTCTTTTTTGGGGCGTCGTTGGCGTTCCCATCTTCTCCTCCTATCGGCATCTCGGTCGGTTCTGCCGGCTCAATGTCGGGCTTCTCCTTCATTGCCTTTGCGGCACCGGTCCTTATCCATTCCTCCACAACATGAGAAGGGAACAAATCGGAATCATAGACCTTCTCATTCAGAAGAGGCGGACCCTGGCGCGGAAATTCGTCCGGCCGAAGCCACTTAAATCTCTTTGTCTTAGCCATTCTTCCTCCTTAAATTCCGCCTGGATATCCCTCGATATTAACCTGGAATTTCTGTGAGAACCAACCAAACCCACCCACCACACTCGTCGCCTGATTAGCCATAGCGCCAAGTTCAATATCCGGCGGACCCTTTATCTTTGTGAGACTGATCTGTCCGAGGCTACCAACCGCCCCAGATGCAGCGTCGTCATCTATCGCCTTGCGAACATCCCTAACGCATTTCTCAATCATGGTCACGACATCGTTCACATCAAAGACGATCCCCTCCACCTCCGGATAAAATATTTCCTGATACTGTTGATCGACGAAATGATCTATATCTTCTCCACTCGTCCCGGCGTGAACCATATAGGTCGGGTATGCCTTCGCCTCAACGCCTAACAAGATTGAACCCTTAACTACTTCCATCGGCGTAAAGAAAAAATTAGCGCCGGCCGTAATAGTCTTCAGCACCGCGATCATCCGATCGAGTACCTGAAGGCGCTTTGGGTCAGTCGGCATGTTACTCCCAATTCATAGATTCTGGGAACCCGGCCTCCTTGGCCAACTCCCTCTCATTCATCATCCATTCGGCCTCCTGAATGGAGCGTCGTAACCAGTGACGTGCTGGAATGACAACCTGCTTCACCATATGCCAAGCACCATCCGCCGTCCTGAAGACGAGATATTTCGCCCGCTTGGCTTTAATCGTCATCCCAAATTCGTGAACCGAACCGTATTTAACCGATTTGGCTGTCCCGATCCCGGTCCCGACGGTGAGTTCAAAGATGCCGCCGGCGGCCGCAATCTTCATTCCGATATTGCGTGAGAGCTGAGAGGTCCTCCGGAATGCCCGGCCCCCAAGGATTCCCCGAGTCGTGTTTATCTTTGCCCGCTTGACGATTTCGGTTCCGAATCTGGCAAAAAGTTTTTTCGGAGCGATTTCTGCAAGCCGGATCAATGCCTGCGTCTTTCGGTTCGCATTCGTAACGTCAACTTCAAAACTCATAGCCGCGGCCTCCTGTAGAGATCAAGGATTTTTAACTCGGCATCGACAAACTGGCTATCCATCTTATCCGTCTGAATGGAACCGTCGGGAAACGTCCTTGCCCCCTCGCCCCACATCTGGCCCCGCATTTTCTTCCATTCCCGGGCTATCTTCATCATGGCCGCGAGCTGAAGATCGGCCGGAACGTCGGCCAATTTATAACCGGCCGTCATGGATATGACGATGTTAAGCACGCCCTTACTCCAGACACCGGTAAGCTTCCGCAAGATTCCCCTCGAGGCGATGAGCCTGAAATCCTTGTCTTCCCCTTCATCAAGCTCAACCCCATCCTCCTCAAGGGATTCAAATTCTGTTATGGGCCAGGAGGGAAGGTAGAGAACTGAGGTTCCGTTGCCGCTTATCTCAAAATCACTATATTCGGCTTCGATGATCGGCCACGCAAGCTCATTCTCGATCATCAAGGAAACGGAGGAGATAAGTGTCGAGAGGATAGTATCGTGGGATTCATCATCGGCCTTGATACCGAGGTAGGGTCTGAGTGTGTCCAACTCGATGATATCGCTCATTTCGTTTCCATCTCAAGTTGTAAAGACTTATCCTCCTCAGCGGCGCCGCTTTTGAGCCAGCTTCGGGCAGTGTCCTCTGACACATCCTCCCCGACCTTGAGCAGGAGTCCGGCTGTAAAGCACCGCTTCGGCGTGGCGAGCGTCATCTTCATCCGGATCTTCTTGGGAAGAGGAGCAAGAATGGCCGGCCCGGAGAAGGACATTCCGGCAGGGGCCTTCATCTCCTTAATTTTCCTCTTCGCCATTCGATAGACCTCCTATGTCTATTCAATCGGGGGGAGACATAAGCCTCCCCCCGCAAAACTCAATCGCCCAGCTTAAGGCGCGATCTGCATGAAGATCATCACGGAGCCGTACTTGGAGATCGTGCAGGGAATGACGAAACCAGCCCTTTGGTAGGAGACGCCGCTAAAGGAGCCTCCCTGTTGGAGCGTGACGATCTCGCCGGCCGCGGAGAAGTAGCACTCGCGGTCATTCGGCCCCTGCTCGCCCGGGAACTTGATATTGTAATGGCCATTGACCGGCCCCCAGGTCTGGACCCAGCCATAGGCGTTCTGCGCATGGTAGCAAAGGGGAAAGCCGACAAAAGTCTCCTCGCCCGAGCTCACGCCCCCGGGAATGTTCATCTTCGACCACAACGACGGGTAAACGTCGCAGGTGGCTGCCGGGATGCAGGTCAGTGGGTAATCGAGCGTCAGCGTGATTGAGGTTCCCGCCCCCACCGTAGAGGCGAGAATGTTTCTATGCTGATCGTGATTCGTCAGCCCATGAGCAACGGCAGGATTCCGGTAAATGTGCAGATAGCCGCCCTGGTAATAATTAGCTATGCGTGTCGTCAGGTCGAGCACGACGAGATTCTCGTCGCCAATTGCCCCATTGCCATCGGTTAGGACCTCCGCCCCATCAGTAGGAATTCTGTTCCCGTTAATCACCGGATACGAGAGGTCAAGGCTTGTCGCGACAGCAAACTTACCGTAACGGTAAGCACACTCGCCGATGACCAGCCTGGTACCTACTTTGAAATTCTGGACGGCGCTTGATTCATAGGGGCTCTGCCACTTCCCACCGACAAGCATTCCGCCTTCGGACAGGAAAGCCTCAGCGGCAATCCCATCC